TATTTTGCAAATGGTTTCATGTCAGTATCCTATTGTATATTTATACTTTTCCGTTATTTTGGTCTTTGCCCTTAAGCAAACGTTCCAATAAATCGTTGCGATTCAACACTTGCCCTTGTGCAGTGGCTATCTGTTGTTCTTCAGGTGTTTGTTGATCCAGTCGCATTTTCTTCAACTGTATATCAATAACCTTGAGTTTCTTGTTCATTTTGGCTGTTTTAGCAGTGATAGCATGGCCTAGCATGGTACCTGCTACATTGAATATTTCGCTAGCAAATCTTGAGTCTACTTGCATGCCAAGATCCATGAGATCTTTGTAGCTGTCTTTGGCCAAGTCTGCCAATTCATCCATTTCGCCATCGCTGGCGTCGAGATCTCGCACTGCCGGCAATGCTGAATCAATCTTGTCGATAGCATCATCTAGCACAGCCAACTGAGCCCGTGTTTCTGCAATGGTGGGGATTTCATTTTCTGTTTCAATTTCAACAGAAGAGGGTAGGTCAAAAAGGTCTTCTAATTTCCGCGTCATGCGGATATTTATGGATCAATTGCGACCGTTGGAAAACATATCGTTTTCGGTAATTACTCTGAATGTTAGACCTTGGCGAGCACACCACTTCTGAGCGGCTCCCCACTTGGCATAGTTAACAGCCACTACAGCACGATCACGGCTGCTCATCTTGCTTTCGATTACACTTTGCTTCTTGGGTTTGATTTCAATCAGCTCGGCCTTGACAGTGTTGTCTTTTTGACGATAAGTGATCAGGAAGTCTGGCACATAATTGCTTTTCTTACCTGTCACAGGATTCATGTAGGGAATAGCAATACTTTCGCTGGCCCATTGTAGTACATTGTCGTTGGTGTCGCAAAAACGCATAAAGCTGTGTTCCCATCCTGAACGATATCTAGGTGTACCGCGACCCACATACTTAGAAGGATTCTGTACTATGTATTGACCTTGCGCCCAACGACTCATTGTATTACCAGGCGTGCGGCGTATTGATTGGGAGTTGAACTGGCGTTGATGCCAAGCAAGGTAGCTCTGCTACGAATCATATTCAAGTAATAGGCCAGGCTGGCATTTAGATTCAATCCAGTTTGCCCTTGCATAGCTTGTAATAGTGTCAGTGCTGGTATGTTGGTATCTTCTGCTACCCTGAACAAACTCACGGTGAAATTACCTGCGGCTTTTCTAGGCATCACACTGGAAAAATACGAATGCACAATGTCATATTCTTCTGCAGGAACATTGGTATCATAGTCGTAGAAACTATCAAATACTCTGACTGTGAGATCTTTTTTGTAGTTTGCGTAATTTACTGTGCTCATACACCACCACCCACTGGTTGATTGTTGTTAATTCTATTGACTGTGGCTTGATTGCGAGCCGCAGTGGCTGTTGGGAAGAAGAAACCGTCAGCTTTGCTGGCTACACTTCTTACTGCTCCCGGCAAGCTGCCTTGAATAACTTCAGTGCCAAGTGCTGTGGCTTCAGCAACTGCAATGCTCTTGAGATTTTTGCCTTTGAATGTGTTGTAAACTGTACCAGCTTTTTGTGCCGCACCAATCAGACCCAGTACAGAACCAGATTGCAGATCTTGTGCAATGCCACCAGCGGCATCAATTAATCCGCCTTGGCCAAGAATAGTAGATAGGCCGCCTGGACGAGCCAACGGACTAGGTGTTGTGTCATAATGTGCTGCATTAGCAAAGCCTGGTGCCTGTTTATTAGGAGCACCTTGTTTGTACTTTACTGTTTCGTATGCAATAGTCATCGAATGTTGCATGAGTCCGTTGCCTTGACTGTAATCATATGTGTCATGGCTCCAATTTGAAATTAACGGATTAATCAACACATACTCAGCATACTTGTGTTGGTAATCAAATCCAAAAATTCTTATGTCTGTAAAAAAAGGAGGCTTACCCGAAGAACTGGATGTGCCATCGTTGATTGCTTCACCTATATAGCCCCAGTCATTCACTCCGCCCATGCGGTCTTGATTGTAAATGTCTCGGCCGCTGTAGCCAAATCCTTTTGTGCCATTACCTTCGGCACCCATGCTACCATTGGTGCTGTTGGTAGAACCGTAGTTCTGGCTGGCATCTTTGTAGTAGTAACTGTAGTAGTTGTACCACATGTTACGAATTAAATCTGATCCGTCGTCGTGGAATGTAATGTTCACAGGATCATAGTTGATCTTGGTTTGAATCACACGTTTACGATTGTATTGATTAAGTGTTTCTGTAGCAATGGTGTACTTGGGCAAGTCAACTGTTTTGACCAAGAGACTGATGTTTGAGATATCAGTTAATCCAAGTGCTCCACGCAAGGCAGGAATCTGTGCAGTGTTGATTGTAAACGCCACATGGAATAAGAACTTAAAGCGTGGCTTTAGTTCATATCCATTGGGGGTGAAAACTCTACTGGCATGATCGTATCCACGCAACCCATCAACGGCGGTGAATCCCTTAAAGATCTGCTGACCAAATGTGGCTAATGACATTAGTTATTAGCTAGTTGTACCAGCACCTGTAACAATGTCGCCTAATGTTCTGCCAATAGCACCACCAATACCAGCACCGTTAGAGCCAGATGGAATTTGGTTGGCGTTATCATACGCAATAGTCATGTTGATTGTGACAACTGCGCTTTCAGCATAGCTCAATTGACCGTAGTCAGCTTGCTTCAAATAGCATCCATATAATTCCCATGTCTCAAGAACTACTGGATCAGAGGCACCGTTGCCGCCGTCAAGGATTTCAATACGTGTCAAGAACTTGTAGTCAATACCAGAACTGGCTGATGCCATTTCCAAGAAGTCCATTTGCTTTTGCATTTGCTCGCCGACCAACTTGCTAACTGACCCAGCAGCGTCGTCACGGACTTCGCAAGCAACATCGGCCCATGTGGGCTTACCGGCCAACTTTAGAGTTGAGTTATAAATTGGAATAGTAACTTCTTCAAAACTCAAATTAGGTCTTGCAAAGGTCATTACTTGTTTGGTTAATTCTGTTGTGGGTTTTTCTACGCCAAAGTTCTCAAAATACACCCGAAAGCGATATTTGAGTTTAGGCATCAGCAAGCCCTGATCAGCCTGGCCTCCCAGTGGAACTGACATTCTTGATAGTGATGAACTAGACATTTTGTAGGTATCTCCTGTTACTTTTATTTAGTTGAATTGGTGGGTGAAAAATCACCCACCATTTTCATTAGGACGCTTGTCCTGAAATCTCACCAGTATTCTTGATACGCAATGGAATATAGATAAATTCCACGGCTTTTACTGGTTCAATAGCAATGTCAACCCACAGTTCGTTGCGGTCAATACGTGCAGGGGTATTGTTACTCAAGTCACAAACCACCAAGTAGTCATAGATACCGCGTTTGGCCACTAAGTCAATCATCAACGAGTTCACTGTGTTGGTAATTTCAGCACGGGTAATGTCGTCATTGGGTTCAAACAAATACAGTTTACCAATTTCTTCAAGTCTGCCGCGCAAGAACGCAACCAGTCGTGATACATTGATACGATCCAACGCACTAGTAACACTAGTTGTGGTCTTGTTACCAAAGTTGGTAATACCAACACCTGGAATAAACGTAATTGGATTGATGTCGTTTTCATACAATACATCACGTAGGCCTTGTCCAACATTGATCTGCTGGAATTCACCTGTGGCTGCATCAATATAACCAATAGCAATGGCATTGTCTACAACACCACGACGTGTACCAGCAGGTGCCAACCATGGATAGCTTACTGCATCACTACGGATAATAGTACGCATCATCATGTGACTTGGTGCTGTTACAACAGGGTTACCAGTTGTGTCTGTAGTCTGGCAGCTGGGATAGAATGTACCCAAGTACTGGCTGGCAGCTGTCAATCCATCTTCAGAGCGGAAACCTAATCCACCATTGTTAGTTGCCCAGGCAGCTAGTTCAGTGCCGTTGGCTGCAAGACGCATTGGCGTGTCGCCTACCACAAACAATGTATTATTACGCTCATTACTGAGTGCAACCATGTTGGGGATCAACTCTGGATAAGCAGTAGCGGCAATCAAACTAAATTGTGCTTGTTCTTCACGAGCAGCAGAGCTGGTGTCAATGCCGGCCTTCATGGCTTGCACAACCAATTGACGCTGTGCTTGTCGACCAGACCACATTGCACCATCATCTCTGTTGCCACTTGCTGTCAGCCAGGTGTTGGTTTGTGTGATTGCTGCCCAGTAAGCTGGTGCAGATCCTGGAGTCTGGTTGAGGTTATTGTATTGCAAAGAAA